GGATGTAAAAGACCGCTGATTGTTACAATTTAACGGGAACTTTCGGAACAATCAACCGTCTAACTAGGACAATACACCGAATGCTGGGCAGTGACAGTGCCCAGTGTCCGGCGACTTGACCGGGTTATTTAAAGAGGCTCAATCATGAAAAAGACAATCAACACAGCTGCTCGCTCCATCACGTTCACGTTTGATGGGCTGGATTCCATCACGTTCAACGCAGAGAAGATGAGCGCGGCGAATTACGAGTATGCGGCCCTGCATGGCATGGCGGCGCGGATTGGGGATAGCGCGGCGATCAGCAAGACAGCTGAAAATAACTTCACAGTCACGGAAGCCATGCGCCGGGCGGAGATCGAGACAATGGTAGCATTCTACGAGAACAGCGCGAATGCCGACTGGAACATGAAGGTAGCTGCGCCCAAAGCGGCACCGATCAACCCGGCAATACGGGCAATCGCGACCAAGCTCGGGAAAACATACGCGGAAGCGATGGCTTGGTATAATGAGAAGTTGATGGCAGAATTGAACGCGATGTAAGATGCCAGTCTGGTGTATCGTGACAGGGTACACTGGACCGGGATTTTCCGGAACATGGAGGCTCAATGATGAAAAAGGATAGCACAGGCTATGGCCAGCCAAGGCCATTCGCAGACAAGTCGGACTGCTCAATCCGGGCACTGATGAGTGCGGCGGGGACGAGTTACGAGGTAGCGAGCATGACCTTCTCCGCGCAAGGCCGGACGATGAAAAAGGGCACGAGCGTAGACGTCTCGGTCAGGGTCCACGAAGAGGTGCTCGGAATGAAGCGGGTAGGGCTAGCGGAAGGGCTGCGGCTCGAGGCTTTTCTCGAAGTTGCGAAGACGGGTCGGTTTATTGTACATAAACACGGGCACGCTTTCGCAGTCGTGGACGGAGTTGTGATGGACTGGGATAATACGTCTCGAGCAAGCACGACGTTGATTCGCGTTTGGAAAGTTACGGAAACGGCTCTGCTTAAAATCAAACGGATGGAAGAACTTTTGAAGGAGTTATCATGAACGAATTGCTTGATGGCTGGTTAGAACATAAAGCTCGGATGAAAGTAGCAAGGGCAAAACCGCTGACCTTTGCACAATTTCGCATTTACGTCACTTGGGCAAAAGCGGCGCGGGGCTAAAGAGAAAGGTCAATCAAACAATAAAAGGGTCGAAAGGCCCTTTTCGCGCTTGTGTCGTTCTCATTCATTCACATTTCAACCACGCTTCACCTATCACCACCAGCAGGTCCGGCCTCATTTCCCCAAAAGAAAAGAAAAGCGCGTACTAAGGTTTAGTGTACTAGGTAGTTTATTATTTTTTTTTCTTTATATATCTATAATCCTTGATACCAAGGCCTTTTCTTTTCTTAACAGGTTTAGGGGTGGGTGCTGCTGGTGGAGACTGGTGGAGAAGTGGTGAAAGGGGGATGAATGAATGGGGATGGTGGATGAATGAAGGATGACAGCAACTTATATGAAAATAACATGAAACCCTTTGGAACTTTAGCTGAAGTTACGCGTCTAATGGGTATCGGGGTGGAATGGTCGCCTTGGTTTTATAAAGGAGCTAGTATGAGTAGGAAAGTTATTACGCCGGAGGTAGGAGCGTTGATCTCGGAATTGAGGCATGAAGTGGATGGTTGGGGAGATCCGAAATGGAGTTATAAGGAAATTGCGGATAAGCTCGGGCTGAGTGAGACTACGGTTTGGAGGGCGGCGAATCGGTCAGGGAGTTATAAGGTGAAGAACCGGGTGCTGGAGGAGAAGCAGATAGAAACGCGGTGGGATGCGCTGGAGGAAGATCGGCTGAGGGTGCTGGAAAAGCCGACTGCGCCAAGTGTGGCTAGGGCAGCGGCGGAGAGCTTGGAACGGCTGCTGGCGCTGCAGGAGAAGGAGAAGTTCCTTGCGCCTTCGCCAGAGCTGGAGAAGAAGCTGGAGCGCTACGGGGTGCGGAGGAAAGCACCGCTTAGCCCAATGGAGGGAGGGGAGTATCCAGGGGATGGCGGGGGAGATGATCAGCCGCCGAGTGGACTATCCCGGCTGGTGCGGGAAGCGGACGAGGCAAAGAAACTAGCGGAAGGAGGGGTGTGAAGTGGGAAGGAAACGGGTGCTTACAAAACAGGGCAGGGATATGATTGTGGGACTACGCGGGGAGCTGGATGAACGAGGAAATCCCCGCTGGACTTATGAGCAGATAGCAGAGCGAGCTGGAGTGTCGCTTGCAACTGCATACAGGGCTGCAGCGGGAGTAGCGGGGTATAGGGAAGGAAGGCCGCTGACCAAAGCAGAGCAAGCTGGAGAAGCTCGGCAGCGACAACTGGAGACCCACGGCCTGGATGATACGGGCGTGGACTATCTGCTCGAACAACGCCAGCGGGAACGGGAATTGGGGATTACTGGGGAACTTTGACGGCCAGCGAGCGTCTAATGAACGTGGGAATTATGCGGACATAATCCACGCGGACAATCAATCAATCAACTGAGGCTCTTATGCCCAAGCAAACAGACAATCCGACTAAGGATGGTAAGACTAACTGGGACAAGCGGGAGCGTGCTCCGTGGTCTGTTCCACCGCCAGCGGCTCCAGCACCTAAGCCAGCCCAAGGACCAAGTGGCTTGCGGCAACACAAACTCGGAGGCTCTTATGTATAAGTGGACGAACAGACTGTCAGAGCGGGCAGGGGCGGTGATAGTCGCCTTGGTCTTCGCTCTCGCGCTCGGCTTCGGGGCAGGGCAAGCTTGGGTGAAGTACCAAGCGGCTAACTGCATGACGGATGAGGAGTGTGAAGCGGTGTTTGGAGCGCTTGATGAATGATCGAGGCACGCAGCCTCCCGCAGTCTCCTGGACTCCGGCGAAGCTGGAGCAGTTCATCATCGACTGCGAACACGCGAAGGAAGCAGGGCGAGAGATCGTCCTGTTCGAAGGCCACCCGATTAACCTCGGGTATGCGAAGTATCTTATTATTTACCTAGAAGGGACAATCAAATGAACTGGATTAAGAAATTATTCGCCCAGGCGACTCCGCTTGAGCTAGCCGTGGCGGAGCTCGTGGATGCGCAGCGGGAGAAACTCCAGGCAGAATCCGGAGCAGAGTACGCGGAGGCTCTGGTTATCTACAACCAGTCGCGGATTGAACGGCTGACGGCGTATATCGCCCAGGCGACAAAGGAGGAATCACGCCATGAGTAAGGAGACTTGGTTGAAGGAACACTACCCCCTTCCGGCGAAGTTGGTGGAAGCAAAGGACGCTCTGGCTCACTCGATTAGGAAGTGGCAGGGGTTGACACGAAGGGAGCTAGCGCATCACGGGCTTGATAAGCCGCCGATAGCAATCGACAGCCGCACCTGTGCGCTGTGTGAACACTTTTACTACGGGGATGAGGACGAAGATGATTGTGAAAGCTGCCCGATTGTGGAGTACCAGGGCTTCCCTTGCACGATGAGTTCTCGCTCGAACGATGAGGACTCTCCCTACGCAAAGTGGAAGTCCCAAGGTAATCCGGTTCCGATGATCTCCCTGCTCTGGCGCACGGCGGAGGCGACGAAGGCGGATTTGTCTTCCCTCGGATACGATCCCGCTACGGGGGAATATGAAAAGTCTGGGGAACTTACGGGCCAAGACCCCGTCTAACAATTTCATCAATCAATCAATTGGAGAGAGAAAATGCTGGTAGCCACGAAGAAAGAACTCGCCCGGCAAGTCGCCGAGCTCGAAGTTATCAAGACCAAACTCGAGGAGCTGCAGGAGACGGAATCCGCTCGCCTGGAAGGGATGAATGAGGAGTCGGAGAAGTACGAGGAGCTGGACAGCGAAATCGAACTGCTCAACACGGCTATCGAAGCCGCCGAGGACCTGTGCATGGAGATCCAGGCCATCATTGACGGGGAGTGAGCGGACAGGGGAGGGGAGCGTGCCCCCCTTCTCCTGTAGGCTCAGCCTGCTAAGGGAATTCCAGGACCGCCCGTTGTAAAGGGTCCTACATAGGAGTAATCGAGATGAATGACGAAGTTAAAGTTCCCAAGAAAACCACCGAGTATCAAGAAGTCCAAATGACTGACGGTCGCACGGTGAGCTTCGCCGGGAAGAGAAAAGTGGTCAAGGAAACTCTGGTCAACGAATCCCTGATCGCGATTGAAGGTGATGTGATGCAGATCCAGGCCGGTGCGATTAGCATTCGGATGGACTTCCGTAATGGGGAGACTCGGACGATGGCACTGCCGTTGAGCTTGCTCGCTCGCTTCGCGGGGCACGGAGCAGAGCAGAAGTTCGGTGATGAGCTGGCCACTACGGCCGACAAGCCCCTCACCGAGGAAGACATGGTCCTGGCCATTGACGACTTGAATGCTCAGATCCAGTCCGGCAAATGGGGTGCAGGACGGGCGGCAGGACAGGGCGGCTCGGTCTCCGGTGCCTCCATCGTCGTCCAGGCTATCTGCGAAGCGACTGGCAAGGACCTGGCGACCGTCAAGGCGTACTTGCAGAAGAAACTCGACGCAGACGAAGGCCTCACCCGCCGTGCTCTGTACGATTCCTTCCGCGTGGCCGGGACGAAGACAGGCATCATCATCAAGCGCCTCGAAGAAGCCAAGCTCGCCAAGACCGCCAAGGTCGATGCGGACGAGGCACTGAGCGAAATCTAACCACCCTCTTTGGAGGAGCTTGGGCCTGGCATCCCAGGCTCCTCTGAAGAGGGAGCCAGTCTCCCTTTACCTTGGAGCGTAAATGAGCCCCCGCCCAAGGGGCATGGCCGGGAAGTCGGAGCGATTTGCAGTTGCCACCCGACTTCCCCGATTGTCTGGAAAATAAATCCAAAAGCTCGGGAACTTTTTCGATCAGTACGCGTCTAATGGTGGTAATGTGCGGGAATTATGATTGTATAACCCCAGCGAACATTACCCAAACTGAGGCTCAACCCATGTCAGACCAAGACCAAGATCTTTCCTCCTTGTCGCTCGATGAGTTGTTCAAGGAAGCTCGTACCGCTATGCGGAAGCAGAAGGAGGCAGATGCTTCCAAGCCCAAGGCGGGGAAGACCCCGACCGAACCAGCGCTTGAAGTGAATCTCCACTCCAACTGGGTAGCCCAGCGGGCGATCTCCCTGGTGCATCAGGAGACCTCGACGCTTCTCGGGACCTTTACGGAGTACACCAACAAGCACTTCCCCGGAGCTCGGCGCCTCGTGCGGGAGTTCTCGGAGCTTCCTGTCCTGTCGAGTGAGTACGTCACGGGCGTCTGGGGAGGGCCGGTGCAGGAACCAGTCCAAGCGCCCAAGCGTCCCTGGAACATCGCTCGGACCGTGGTGGTAGATCTCGTGCTCAAGGACCTTCACGTATCCGCCGCCAAGGTCCAGGTCACCGCTTACTACGGGGAAGGGACGCTGGATGCAGTAGAGTTAACGGAAGCGACAACCTTCGCGTCTCCTCCAGGCGCGCAACCATTCTCCCTATTCAACCTCCCGGCGCAAACGAATGTTCTGCCGGAGCTGTCCATCCATTCCATCAACGCTATTAAAGAAATCGTATGACAATCAAGCTCCATATCCGCCCTCGCGTCGGCCCAGGGATGCCGCTAGAAGACTTCACCGAAGTGGTCCTCGACGGGGACTCGGACGAAGCTCTGGCGAATGTCCTTCAAGCCTCCCTTCGCGGCCACCTCTGGGAGGTCGAGGAACGGGAAGAGCCTGAGTTGGATCAGGACTGGGATGATCTATGACTACGCACGGATTAAAAGGTACAAGTACCTACAATACTTGGCAAGGTTTAAAAAATCGTTGCAATTGTCCGAAAGAACAAGATGCTCCACACTACAAAGACAAAGGTATTACCTACGACGCAAAGTGGGAAACTTTCGAGGGTTTTATCGAAGACATGGGACTGTGTCCTCCAGGGTTGCAGTTAGACCGAATTGACACTGAAGGTAACTACACTAAAGCAAATTGTCGCTGGGTCTCCAGTACTGTCAATATGCGAAACAGAGCCGCAGTTAAACTAACTCCAGATAACGTACGCGAAATTCGTAAGTTACTGCAGGAAGCCCCCACAGCTAACAGTCAGCGTGCAACTTGCACAAAGATTGGTGATATGTTTGGAGTATCTTTTGGCGCAATTCGTGATATTGCTTTAAACCGTAGATGGAGTGAAGTAAAGTGAAAAGACCAAACGCAATTCCAAGTCAACCATTGAATGTTGCACTTCCTCTACCTCTCTACACCCAACTCGGCGCTTACTTGTTCAGTGACCTCGAGCAGCGGGTTCCGCATGGAGCGTACTCTCGCTTTATGATTGACTTGCTCCGCGGTCACTTCACTGAGCAGTCGGTCGACCTAGCTCCTTGGGCAGGTTCCGCTCCCGGCGCGTTCTTGGTCCGCGGTTCCCCGGAGGCGATTGCGGCCCTGCGAAAGCTCCTCCCATGATGGACCGCGCAATCAAGGCCTTGGTGATAATTCTCCTCGGCCTAGCCATCATAGCCGCCGTGCCAGTGATCTATCACTTGTACACTTCCCCAACCAACTGCACTAAACCAGCGAGATTATTATGAGTGGACCCATCCCTTTAGAGCTTCAATCAAAAATTGCCAACTGGAGGCTTCGGGCCGCCGAAGGCACGTTGACCCTGGAAGAGATGCGAGAGGCCGTTACCTACCTCCGCGCTGGCCGCATTGCCGCATCCCAGGCAGCTGGGGCAGCCAAGCGCAGTTCCGCCGCCGCCAAGCGAACCGCACCTCCCCCGCAAGAGGACATGCTCAGCGAACTCGAGGGACTGTAATCAATTCTGTGCTGGCGCAGTTTCACCAGCGAGTAGAGAAGGAGTTAGTATCATGAAAGTACGTCTGTACATCACAGCCGACGGGCTGGAGCGTCTGGCAAAGGGCCAGCTCAATTACCTCAACAGCTGGCACTGGACTATTCTCAAGGATGGTGAAACGCCGCTAGAGAATTCCCTGGAGGTGGGGGCAGTGGAAGTCACCCTACCTACGCAAGAACAGTGCGTCAGTCCCGCCCTAGCTGAACTGAACAAGCGCATCCAGTCCACCCTGGCCAACACCCAGCAGGAAGTGAAGTGGCTGAAGGAACGCTGCGCGGATTTGGCTTGCTTGGCCTACTCCCCGGAGAGCGCACTGTGAGCGCCCCCAAGTCTCCCTTCCCCCGCGTGCTCGACAGTACGACCATGGCCGCCTTCAAGTCGTGTCCGCAGAAAGCCAAGCTTGAATTCGTGGACCACTGGAAGCTACGCGATCAGTCCGTCCACCTTCACGCCGGGGCAGCCTACGCTACCGGGATTGAGAAGGCCCGCGTGGCTTACTACATCGACGGGAAGTCGCCGGATGAGTCCCTCCAGATCGGCCTTCACGCCTTGCTGACTGCCTACGGGAACTTTGAATGTCCGCCCGAGTCACCCAAGTCAGCGGAGCGCACAGCCGGAGCCCTTGAGTACTACTTCTCCCAGTACCGTCTCGGGGAGGACCGGGCCATCCCCATGACCCTGCCCGGCGGGAAGCGCGGCATCGAGTTCTCCTTCCTCGAGCCCCTGGACATCGCCCACCCAGAAACGGGGGAGCCGATCTTATACAGTGGCCGCATGGATATGATGGTTGAATATGAAGGGATGCACCTCGGCGAGGATGACAAAACTACTAGTCAACTCGGCGCCAGCTGGCCTCGTCAATGGGACCTTCGCAGCCAGTTCACCGGATACGTCTGGGGAGCCGCCCGAGCTGGCATTAAGCTTGATGGGTTCCTCGTCCGCGGCGTGTCGATCCTCAAGACCAAGTACGACACCCTCCAAGCAATCACCTACCGACCCCAGTGGCTCATCGAACGCTGGTACGAGCAGCTCCTCCGCGACATCAACAAGATGATTCAGGCGTGGGAGTCCGGCTACTGGGACTGGAACCTGGATCACGCTTGCGCGGAGTACGGCGGCTGTCCGTTCAAGTCCGTCTGCCAGATGCGCGAGCCAATGCAATTGCTCACCCAGCAATTCCAACGTCGTCGCTGGGACCCGGTCCAGCGCACGGAGACGGTTCTTGACTCACTGGACTGACCGAGATGGAACCCTGCATGAAATCTACACCGCAGCGTTCCATCACAGGGACGCTTACCTTGGCTCGTTTAGCTACGATTCGGGCCGAGCGGACCTCCGCTACCAACGCAGCTCCCTCGCGTACTTCTGCCCGCGCTGCGGAGACGTCTGGTGTAGGCTCGCTTGCTCCGACAGCCGGGGGGTTCTCCAGGAATTCCTCTGCACCCACGCGCCCTGTCCAGACCACCCTTCCCCGTGGGGAGTCGCCGGTTCCCTCCTGCGCGACCACGCGGAACGGCTCCTTGACTCGTTTCCAGCAGATGCAATACGATATGAATTTACTCAGCAAATGAAAGAAGCACTCAAATGAACACTCCCATCACTCCGGGGACAGTCGTCACCCAGGACAAGCAAACCCTCATAGGCCCCAAGGTATGCCTGATGGGACTCGGCGGAACCGGAAAAACCTACGCGCTCGGGACGCTTTGCGACTGGGCGGAGCGCAATGGATTCGAAGTCGCCGTGCTCTTCACCGAGAATGGACTCGAGACGCTGCTCGGCTACTTCCGCGACAAGGGCAAGGAACCACCTCCCTGCATCTACTGGCACCAGCAAGGGACCAAGCCCATATCTCTCAAGGCCCTGATGCAAACCGCCGACAACGTGGGGAAGCTTTCCTACGAAGCTCTCGCCAAGTCCGTCGACTCCAATCGCGGAGGCGATAACAACGCCTTCTTCAAGATTCTGCAATCCTGCTCTAACTTCACGGATGATCGGACAGGGAAGGTTCTCGGCCCCATCGACCAGTTCTCCTCCAAGCGCATATTCGTGATGGACTCCCTCACGGAAACAGCTAACGCCGCGATGAAGATGCAGATCGGCTCCCGCCCAATGGCTAGCCCAGGAGACTACGGCGTGGCTCAGAACAACCTGATGAACTTCCTCCGCCTCTGCACTCAGGGGATGGATTGCCCCTTCGTGATGACAGCGCACGTAGACCGGGAAACCGACGCGGTGACTCAATCTACCAAGGTGATGATTAAGGCGATTGGCAAGGCCCTAGCGACCGAGATCCCCACGCTGTTCAGCGATGTGATCTACACCACACGCGAGGCCGACAAGTTCTTCTGGGACACCGCAGCTTACGGAGTCGACACCAAGACGCGCTCCCTTGGCTACAAGTCCAAGATCACTCCCGACTTCGCGTTGATTATGGACATCTGGGCCAAGCGCGCGGGAGTAGGCAAATGAGCCAGAAATCCTACACCGTCCTCACCGCTTCCGTCACCCTAGCTATCCCGGCTGGTAAGACCCAAGCGCAGACGCTCGAGCTAATCAAGACTAGCCTCGGTGGACCGGGCCATCCCTTCCATCCCGGCACTGTCATCGTCAAGCCTCTCAAGCGAGAAACCCACTACATCACCCAACAGTAACGCGCCGGGGACTGCGTTGAATGTCCCCAAAAACCCAACCTAGGAGTTACTCAAATGAGTACAAGTGTTTTCGATCCCAGCGTATTCCTCGATGCCCAGATCAACGAAGCTAACGAGAAGCGCCCTCCCCTCCCTACGGAGAATCCAGATGATCCTTCCGGCCTTTACCTCGCCGTGATTGGAGAAATCAAGACGGACTCCGGGACCATCAGCAAAGGCGACAATGCTGGCAAGCCCTGGATTTCCATGCTGATCCCCCTGCGGATTCAAGTCCCCCCGTCAGTCCAAGGCCTCGGCATCCCGCCCGAGCTGACCTTGACTGACCGCGCGTTCCTGGACCTGAACGCCCAAGGCGGCCTCGACAACACGAAGGGGAAGAACCGTAGGCAGAAAGACTACCGCGATGCGACTGGAACCAACGTCGCCGGAGTCCCGTGGTCCTGGCGCCAGCTGCAGGGCAAAACCGTCAAGGTGAAAATCAACCACGAGCTGTACAACGACGCTATCCAGGAACGCGTCGGCGCTGTGCTGGCTGGCTGACCATGAGCTACGGGGCTGTGGAAGCTAAGTCTGCTTACGGTACTCAATTGAGGATGGCGAATGCTATTTCCCGGGAG